ATCCGAAGCGGCCCTATAGGCTTCTTGAAGAACCGGGAACTCCTCTGGTTTTACGGCCCCCGTCGCATGCTGCGCCAGATCACTCTGCACTTCCACCACATGCTTAACCCCACCTTCCTCAAAACTCCGAGTCCAGCCGAACAGGCGGGGGTCATTGAAGTGATTTGCGTCAGAAAGCTCCATGTGTTCAGGGAGGCGGTAGAGGGTGGTGGTAGGTTTCATATCGCCATAGGCAACTATGTCTGTACCGCCAGCAGTGTCACCCCACCCCCGTGGAATTGAAGTATCCACAGGATTTCTACCAATCCTGCTAAGGCCGTAATCTGCATAGCTTCCAGATTCTGATTTCCCCGCCGCCTCCAGCGTATGATCGCCCGTAGCCAAACGGAAATCGCGAACAAGTTCCGCCGCTGGAACCTGTTCACCCTTCGTCTTCAGAATCCCTTCCAGCACATCCTTTTCCGCCTTCGGCACATCGTTCCGACGGAGTTGTTGCTCGATCATCGTCTTCGGGATTTCAGTCCGGTTTTGTGGGAGCCGTTCGAGCGTCTTGAGAGTGTAACGCCCTTGCGCCAGTTCTCCTCCCAACGTCCGGAGGGCTTGCGGAGCTTTCCCACCTGTCGCAAGTAATGCCCCTCCGAGAGCGAACTCGCCCGCGTACTCCTTCGCTTTCTCCGGATATGCCGCAGCCAGCATTCCTGCGCCCGCCGTCAGACCGAGCGCAGCAAGCAATCGCGGATCGGCTTCGCCGTTCTGAAGCCTCCTCTGATTTTCAAAGTTCGCTCGGGCTTGCGCTTCACCTGGAACCATCTCAGTCCCTGGTTGCGTCACACCAAGTTCAACCGGCCCCCTCGGAGTTTCCGGCCCCAACACCTCCCCTTGCAGAACCCCCCGACCAAAGCTCTCCTTCGCGCTCTCCCTTCTCTGCCTCACAGCCTCCATTGCCGCAGCAAGTTCAGGATTCTTATTCGTGGCTACATCCGCCGCTTTCTTACTCGCACCCGTCTGCATCATCTGGTCAGCACGAGTCGCTGCATTCAGTTGCGTATCCCCTGGAAGATCCCGAAACACATTCGGCTGTCGATAGATCTCTTCTCCCGGACTCCGAATCTCGCCGCCAGCTTCCACCCAGTCAGAGAACCGATCCGGGCCAGGAACTTCCGGAGCCTCAACCTTCCCGCTCTTTGCCCACCTATTCCCAACTTCGAGTACCTTCGAAATTCCTCGAAGTGCTGGAATCATCGCCGCACCAATCGTGGCTTGTGCGCCGGCCTCGCCCCAGTTCACGCTTTCCTTTTGAGCGGCTTGCTGGATAACCGAGATCCCGCCCATTGCAGCACCACCTTCGAGAGCACTCTCCCCAGTCACCGCAACCGCACGAGCGGCCCGACCAAGCTTTGCCATCTCTGCAGCCCGTTCCACCATCTCCGGACCCTTGGAGAACGCAAGCACAGTCAACTCCGGGGAGTACAACAAGCCCTTCGCCAGCTCCGCCGTTGCAGTCAGCGGATGCGCCGCCATAAACTTCACACCCTCTTTCAAACTCTCCACAAATCCTGGTTCAGGTTTCGCCGGATACTTCTGAAGATCACCTTCAGTCTCCTGCCCCGTAGCCTTTTTAATCGCCCATGCACCGAGATTAACCAGTGGATTCGACTCAAGGAAAGCTTCCCTCCCCATATTCTTATAGTAATCCCACGTTCCCGGCGTTGTTCCCTTCGCCGGTTCAATCATCTTCCCAAGACTTTCCTTCGCCATTTCCCAGTCGCTCTTCTCCTTCGGCGGTTCCTTCTGCCTCGGCCCACCTACAGCTTCCTCAAACGAGAACGTCCCAGTATCTCCCCCACCTGCCGCTACTGCGTTCGGAGCTTGTGCATCTTCGAAGGTAAAAGTTTCCATTATTTCAGACTCTCAAAATGATCGCCCTTCCACAAGGCGGGACCTCGGGAGGTTTGATAGATCTGGCCGAGGACAAGACTTTCCTTGGATTGGGGGAGAGGGGAGATTGCAGACTTACCAGCAGGTCCCGAAGCACCACCAGCACTCTCGCGAGTAGTTCGAGCTTCCGGCGCCATCGGAGTTCGCGGAGCCATGCTACCAGAATCCCGCTCAACACTTCGGAAGGGATTCCAGGAACCGCCGGAAGACTTAATCTCCCCGAGAACACTCTGGCGGGCGAGTCGCAAAGCTTCTTCCTTCGAGATTGCCTGATCCGGTTCAAGATGATTAATACTATCTGCATACAACTTCTGCGCGCGAAGTCTTACATCCCGCGCCGCCTCGGTCTTGAGCCCCGGTTGCAGCTTCTTAAAGTTTCCGTCTTCATCCAGCGACTCCAGTGTAGAAACTTCCGAGAGTGCATCCTTTTCTCCCTTCAAACTAAGCTCGCTCGCCGATTTAACTGCGGCCGCCTTCCCACGCAGTTCCAGTCCGTCCCGAAGTCTCGCCTCACGAGCAGCTTCATACTGCTCCTTCGACCGATCTCTCTTTTCCCGCTCCTGTTGCTGTGCCTCCTGATTCCGCTCCCGTGCAGCCGTAATCTCCAGTTGCTTCTGCTGCAATCCAGTCGCTCCCATCATCGACTGCTTTTCAATCCACTTCTCAGTCTCCGGACCCCACACCTGATACTTTGTCGGAATGACCTTCCCTGCTTTCGCCATATCCCCAATGAATGCAGTCAGAGAATCCTGATCAAACACATTTGCGGCCCGTCCAGCAAGCAACCGATCCTGCTGCAACCCTACATTCGCTTGTTCCAGTGCGGCATTCTGCACACGCAACCGCAACTCGTCCGCCTGCTTCAGCATTTGCAATCCAAGCTTCGGGTCACTCTGCATGATCTCAGAGCCGGCTTGTTGATACTGCTGAGCCAGTCGATTATTCATACCCAGAGTATCCATCGTGTTCTGGTCACCCGCCCGCGCGCGAAACACCCGCGCAAGCGTATCTCGCTCCTGCCGGTTGTCATAAGCTGCCTGCCGCCTCTCCGCAATATCCAGATCAAACTTCTGCTGCCGTTGATCTATTTCTTGAATTCCTGCCAGAGCTTGCAACCCGCCAAGATAACCTTCCATGTAGCCAGCCATGATCTACCTCTTAATAGTAACCGGACATTCCGGCGTAAATGGAAGATTCAGCTCCCGGCTCAGTCGGTCCGACGGAGACAAAGTTCCCGCCAACCGGATTCCCCCAAGAATCATAGCCGGTCGAACCAACGCCACCACCAACACTCCGATTTCCTACGACATCCCTGAAAGCAGAATCCCGATTATTCGCGGTTTGTTGGTTGAACTGCTGCTGATTCTGACGCAGACCCATCTCCTGTGATGCAGTATTAGCGTTCACCGCCAGTTGATCTCGCCCAAGCGAAATATTCGCTGCGTCTGTCACACCGCGCTGGGCAAGTTGCGCATACCCTAAACCAAGCTGTCCCTGTGCTATCCCAATTTGCGCTGCGTTATTATTCGCCCGCTCTGCAAGTGAGGAATAGTTGTAATTCGTGTTTTGCGAATTCGCTTGCATGCCTGAAGTCATTCCAGCGAGTTCCGCCAGCCGATTATAGCTCGATTGGAAAGCACTTTCGGAAGCCCCCATCGCACTCAGCGTCCGATTGAATTGCGCGCCATACTCTTGACTTGCCATCCCTTGTCCATACTGCTGCAACTCAATCGCAGCATTCCCGGAGTTCAACAGTCCCTTCGCTGCGACACTCCTCTCGACAGCCTTCTGTCCCTGATCATACCGCCACTGGTAGCTCGGATCGCTCGTAGAGAATTGACCGTTCATCAAAGTCTTTAACTGATCCGCATACCCATTGCTCGGATCTTTTTGCATCTGAGCATTCAGCTGCGGAACATACTGCTGGTTTAGGGTTTCTTGTGGAGTCGGGGTGCGGGCGATCGAAGCGGCAGCAACTGGTTGTGCTGCTGCAACGGGAGCGCCAGGCCCTGAAGTCAATCCCATAGCCATGGCTTGCGCCGCTTCCGGATTGAGCGCATTTTGTCCGGCTGGACGAGGACCTCCCCCAGCTCCGGACGTTCTAAAGGGATCCCAATAACCAGCTGCATTATATCGAGAATCACCCGCAGAAGCCTTCGAGGAAAATTGAATCGCGCCTGGTGCAGCAGACATGTCAGTAAACTCCCTTTTCAACGATCAGATCCAGTCCCTCTGTTCTCAACGGGGCTGCATCAATGTGCCTGAATTCAAATGCCCTTCGGTACGATGCGCCCAGACGTCTTGCGCGCGGGGCTGCAAGCTGGGTATGCAACGGAAGGAATGTGGACCATGTAGTATAGTCATCATCGGAGTACCTGATATAACCAGTTCCTCCATCTTTATTTGCGATCAACGTGACTTCGGAATGAAACTTCCGGTCAGGAACCTGCCCGTCGATCAGAGCTGTCACGATCCTTACTGCGATTGGGGTAGTAGTTGGCATGGGGATTCCTTACGCTCCGCCGGAAACAGCATCCGGGATCTCGTCAGTAGTATTTGTCATAGAAATTTCAAGAGGAACTCCATAATTATAATCCTGGACCAGATCGAGACTTCCAAAACCAGAATAGAAGACTCCCGAGAAAAACGTTTCAGAAAAAAGACGCGCCTCAATGGGTCCTGCAATTGCTCCTATGTCAACGGTTGTAATTGCCTGCTCTCCAACGTAAAACATCAGCGTATCTACATCCACCACAATTACAAAGTGTCGTGCGTTGTAAGCTGCATTATCCGCCTTACGAATTTCAATCGCGGATCCTGAGGAAACCCCATGATTAACATCAGTCATGAAGGCCCATTGCTGCTCGTATCGAATACTAATAGCCATTTAGTCCCCCGCCAAAGTCTCTGCCCACAACCCAGGAATCTCGCTTGTCCATTCGTGCCAGATGTTTGTAATCGTGTCGTAAACAAGAGTTATCTCGGAAGTCTTCAAAGTCAACACATACATCGGATGTCCGTTGATCCTGATGAAGTACGCCCACACTTCCGCTAAATCATCCCCCGAAATAATCCGGTCAACGAAGGGAGTTGAAATCCGTTCCGGAACAGTTCCGTTAAACCGATAGATAGCTCGCCCATGTTCCTTCATAACTCCCATGAAGTACATAGTGTTTTCTGTTTCTGCAATCGAATCGGCGGATGCACAACCAATCAAGGCGATCGCATTCGTAACTGGTGCGAGTGGGGATCCATACGGGTTCCCGGCGTCGTAAAAGAACTCCGTCGTGTATTGTCCGAACGCTACAATATAGTTAATCATCCGCCGGATAGCTACACCTGCATCTGGCATCGAGCCTGCTCGAATCACATTCAACCCAGACCACGTGAGAGGATCTTCCAATTCCGAACCATAGATATATCCTGTTGGCGTCATGACATAGTAAGTTCCATCAAGATATGCCGCCCCTGGAACTGTCTCCGCCGGGTAGTCCACATCAGTCACTTGTGTCTTAGCCATATCGTAAACACGATAGGCGTGAAATTTGGACTTCAGGAAAAAACTTCTGATATTATTTGTATCAGGCATCTGAACAAAAAAGAAGTGAGGAGTACTTCCACCAGCTACAGCTGACTTTGCTGCTGTTCCAAGACTCCCCGATCCTTGATCTGTAGCCAGACAATAATACAACACACCTTTAGTTACAAAGTAAATATCGTTCCCGTTCTGATACAACCCCTGTGCTTTCCCTGTCGGAACAGTCGAGATTGTATAGCTTACACCATTATTCGGCGGGTAAAAATCCAGCACGCTCGTTCCCGGCCTCTTCACCGCGAACGTCTGCCCGGAAGCACCCTGCTCGGAAAACGCATTAACGCTCATTTCGTCTTGCGTTCTTGTCGTATCACGAGGTCCGTAGTTAACTGCCAGTGGGAGTCTCACGCTTACCTCCCGGAAGGATCAATGGAGAAATACACACTGGCTTCATCCACTGAGAAGTCGAAACAATCTTCCAGGAACTTCGCAGCTTTCGCAGCAACCTCGCCTCTCACATCCGGCGGGCAACCATACTCCAGAGACAGCTCATCTGCCAGTCCCCACTTGATTGCCTGGAACCATTCTTGTGGAAGATCAAAATTATCTGTCGAAGTCACCATGTCTTGGATAGGAGTCTGAATGATCCCATGGAACTCTCGTAGATTATCTTCGGGGACATTGTAGATAGTCAGAATTCCCGTCCCCAATTTCGGATCATACCAGTATTGATTCGATAACCCGGGTTGAAACTTATTCCCGAACTGATTGTAATCTTGGCGAGCGACTTGGATCAGCGGAGTATCCTGATTCGTGCTTGTAATCCGAATCCACGCATCACGAAAGCGAACTGGGCGATGTCCATAAATACCCAATAGATTAAACTGAACAACAGCATTAACCAGATCAGTTGTTGTGAGATCCAGTATAGGATCCGAATACCCGCTTCCCGCAGTACTTACAGTAATGTCTCCGGAAATACTGCCGCCGGAAACTGTTATAGTCACTTCCCCTACTACGTCACCATTATTCCCATCTGTAACATAAATTGTATAACTTCCCGCAGTTCCGCCCGTACCAGCATCAGTAACAGTAATACCTTCCGCTACCAACGCCCCACCTTCCAGTCCTAGCGGATACTCCCGTTCCCCCGATATCAGTGGGAAAGAAATTTCTTCCAGTTTCCATAGTGGAATGCTCTTCTTCTGCCACGATTTCAGCACGATATTGAGGGCTTGATTACAGTTCAAATAGTCTTCGATCGTCGGAACTGCTCCCGCACCAAGCTCTCGAAGCAAGCGAAGCGATGCTTTGATCACATCGTCTCTGGTCAGGGTGAAAGTTGAAATACCCGAGAGTGCCATACTAAACTCCTAAAGGATTCGGGGGGAGGGGAAGAGTCTCAGCTTCCCCCACAAAAACAGGATCTACTGCTGGACGGTTAAGTTTAACTGTCTGATCATCTCGCACAGCGCGAACAAAGTCTTGGGGATGTCGGGGTTCCCAGTGTATGGAACATACATAGAAACCATCCCAGGTTTTTTTCAGAGCCGACGCCTTTTTCTTTCTTCCACAGAAGTCGCAGATGGCATTATTATCGCCCGCTGCATAGTAGGTAGATCCCATTACAAGGCCTCTCCAGTTAATGATATAACAAGTTTATCCGTTACCGGCTTAATCCAATTCTTCGTAACTAGGTCATACTTGACGCCGTAGTAATCTAGAGTACCCGTATATTCAGTTCCTGTGGGGCCGTACTGAACTCCTGAGAGAACGGTATTTACGGGAGGCCAAACTAATCCACCAAGTCCGGCATACGTAATTACTGCTGATGTACCAGTTAAATTATACTGCCCACCAGTCGCGGAAAGTTTCCTATTCCGTGAGAGGGTGCAAGTCGCTCCTCCTATAGTATAAGCTCCGCCGGTAGCGTTAAGGTACTTCGAGCGAGAGAGAGTAGCAGCACCACCAGAGATACTGTAACTTCCCCCACTTGCCTGAATACGCTTTGTTCGAAGGATTATTGCAGCCTGTCCAGTAAGTCCATAAGAACCACCAGAGGCTGTAATTAACTTCGAACAAAGAATACTCGCGGAGGCCCCGGTCAGGGTATAAGTCCCGCCTTGGCATGTCAGGTTATACGCTGGGATTGTGCCCGTATATGTAATGGTTACAGAGGCCCCAACTAAAGAATAACTTCCTCCGTTAGCTGTAAGATTCCTATTACGAGATAGTGTTGCATTCGCCCCTGCTAGATTATACGCCCCCCCTGTAGCGCCAAGAATCCGAGTCTTCAGAATTGATGCAGACGCGCCTGTTACGTTATAAGAACCCCCAAGAGCTGTTATAAGTTTCGTCCGAAGGAGACTTGCCGAGGCACCAGTTAGAGCATACGAGCCGCCAGTCGCTGTAATCCTTTTACTACGGAAAATGCCTGCGGAACCTCCAGTAAGTGTATAAGAACCTCCGGAAGCAATTACTACTTTGGATCTGTAAATATTTGCAGAACTACCTCCAATTGAATAAGTTCCCCCCGTAGAAACAATTCTCTTGCTTCGAAGTAATACAGCTGAACCACCTGTTAGAGAGTACGCCCCTCCCTGAGCTGTAATCAAATAATTTGCAGCCCCTGGTGCCCAAGTCAATACCGCGGAGGCACCTGTTAGTGAATAAACTCCCCCCGTCGCCGTGAGATTTCTATTCCTAGATACTACAGCATTTGCACCTGTAAGCGTATATGAACCGCCGGAAGCAACAATACGCTTGGAACGTTGAAGTACCGCACTAGCTCCTGTGAGACTATATGCTCCACCCTGAGCAGTCATCACACGGCCCTTGACCATGTTGATGTTTGCTCCAGTCAGAGTATAGCTACCACCTGTTGAAACAATTACTTTAGACTTCTTGAGAATCGCGGAAGCTCCAGTCAAGGAATAAGCTCCGCCAGTAGAAACAATTTTCTTAGATCGCAGGACAGATGCTGATGCTCCGGTTAAAGAGTACGCTCCGCCTGTTGCCGTTAGGGTATATGTTGATCCAGTAGCCGAGGCTTTTTTAAGAGCAAGGACATGTGTAATTCTGTTAGAATTTTTGGTGTCAGTGAATGTGGCTGTTTGTGTTCCTGTGGAAGATACAAATTTCCACTCACCAGCAAGAATCTGATTAGTTCCTATCAGAGTATAACCAGTTCCAGCAGCCATAGTACCGCTACCAGGATCAGAATTACCTGTATCTTGCGTAAAACCGAGAACCAAATCTGAGGCTTGCGTGGTTGTTGCAGAGGCTCCCGAAGAGATACTATCTGTGCTTGTACCTACAGAACCCTGATACTGAGCCGTATGTGCATCTTCAGCAGAGGCAGTAACAATACCCGAAATTTCATAAACTCTCAGTCTCCTAAAGGGGCAGGAAACATCAAATGTAATTGTAATTGTCTGACTACCACCAGAAACATTTTCTTTATAGTATACACTACCAGATTGAGAATTACCAATATCTGTTGCATTCGACGATGAATTGAGACCATTACCACCGACTGTAGCATTAGAGATTACAGCACCAGTACTAGTACCCCAACCTACATGTGCTACTATACAACTACCAGCCGTAACTCCCGTAAGCGTAACTGCTATTGTTGTACTACTAGTACCAGAATCATCTACGGCATAACCCGACTGAATAATTGGGTTAAGTGGGGTATAGGTAATCCCTGCCGAAGCACCAGTTAAATTATATACTCCCCCCTGTGCGGTGAGCACATAATTAGCTACCTCATTATGAGGAAGGAGTAATAATAATGACATGGATTATTCAACCGTGATGGTGATTTCCCACCCTGTATTACCTGCTGCGGAGTTTGTTACTTGAACACACTTGAGTCCTTGGTTCTGGCGAAGTAGAATTCCGTGTTGGTTGCCGCCTGTCAAGTTACCTGTTAAACTTTGATTTACAAGTTCCAGTCCACCGTTAGAGGCAACCTGAATAGTTGCCGTATTTGTTTCTTCCGAACTGAGTGAATAGTTCTTGAGGGAACTACCTGAAGTTGTTGCCCCACCAGTAGGCTTGGAACGGCAAGTGATGTCTGCATCAAGAGAGGTCTGCGACAGGTCAGGCAGCCAAGCTGTCTGTGCAGTTCCACCAGTACCTACAGCAGAAGTCCTAAACAACTGCCAGGCAAACACAACACCAGTAACGGCAGTGGTGATATTGGGAATTTGCTTGATGGATACAATCCGAACGAGCAGCGCAGCGTCGGCGTTGAAAATATCCCAGTGGATAGTGTTTGCCGACGCAACGTGAACCTGAGAATCAATCGCATAGATGTAGGTATATTTGCTGCCGAGGATGTGCCCATTTCCATCAGCTACACATACAACTTGATATTCCTTGCTATTGGCAAGTTGAGTTGCGACTGTAGCTCCAGATCCTGGAGTTACCAGGATGGAGTCATTTGCTTGTGCCATAGCACCTCCTTATTAGGTAATCTTGAAGACACCCACAGAGGCGGTCTGATCCAAGTCAACAGTTACAGTTTCGCCGGAAGCAACTGCTTGGCTGGAACCATAATCCCAGTAAGCGACGTTAGTTCCGTTAGCGCCTTGCGTAATGGTCTTGTTTACCAAGATAGCGTATCGGAAGGTAAAGCCACCACCCGATCCTGTCCAGACAGCAGGGTCTGCCAGTACAAGGACAAAATCAGATCCGCTCATACTGGAGCTAGTAGTACTGACGTTATTCCCCCCGGCGGTGTAACCTCCCGATGTGGCAAGGTCCGTTGTCCCTGTGGTAAACGTCTTCGAACCCGGCACAGTATTGGTCAGAGCGATCGCCCATTGGTCAGTTCCACAGTTAACGCCTTCCGCCAGATCTTCGTTCGCGGAGGTAACTTTTACATAAGATGCAGTCGGCATTTTGATTCCTTAATAAGTTAAACTTGCACGGTTATCCCAAATATGCTTGAAGTGAGAATCCCCCCCAGCATACCTTAAAACAATTCCGGAGGTTGTATCCAAACGACGAAGTCTCCAGGCGGCGGCTGAGGTTGGCGTTCCGGGCTGCGCCTCCCCGAAATAACTAATAGTCGCACTCGCCGTATCCCAGATGAAATCAAACTGGAGATCGGAAAATTGTTCAGATACAACACCCATTTTAATTCAACGCCTGACGAAGTTTTTCGGCACGAGCGTTTAGATCGGCAGTAGCCAGATCGAGATGGCCTGTACGGGCGACTATATCAGCCTCCCGAATAACAATCAGATCTTCCCGCTTGTCCAGATCCTTCAGCTTGGCTTTGGCTTGCTTGGTGGCTTCCTTTGCTGCGCTCAGTTCATCAACCAAGGCAGATTCCTTCTCAGCCAAGTCAGCCAAACGACCACTCAATTCACCGAGTTTTCCGGTAGCCACTCGCTCAGCTTCCGCTTTTACAGCTTCCGCCGCAAGTTTTGCCTGCTCAAGTTCTTCCGCAGCCTCCAGATGCATCGACTGAATCTCCCCGATCTTTCCGGTTAATTCAATCAGAACTTGAAGACGATCTTGTTCGGCCTTCAGATCCACAAGGGCTTTTTTGTACTTGTCCGGATTTGCTACCAGATCAAGAAATTGTTCGATCGCACTGATGTCCATTATGCACCACCTTGGATGATCGTGAGGGTTGCAGTTCCGGTTCCAGAATTGTTCGTGATCCGAACTCCTCGAACAGGAAACGAGTAATTCCCATCAGCACTAGCAGTTTTGTTCACCAGCGTAGAATGCTTGAAAGCTGTGGGGGTAACGGAAGCATCTTGGATGTTGTCAAAAGTATGCTCCACATCCGTGGAAAGAGTTCCGGTAATAACTAGACCAAGTCCGACAAAGAAATCCGCTTGGACATAATCCAGTGGAATCCAGTTCGATGATCCAGTTGCTGTTTTTGATACTACGATGGGCCGCATTGCGAGCTCCTAGTTAGGGGACCGAAGTCCCCGTGGTTGTCTTAGACGCGACCGGCAATTTCGCACGCGCAGGTCAGATAGTCCACATTGAGCGGACCGGCTGCCGTACCGATAGCGAAGGCGGGATTGAGCTGGATAGTGCTGAGGGGGAGATTCACCAGCGTACCGAGATTCCCGTTGGCTCCAAAAGTTCCTACACAGACGCCTCCGTAGTAAACGTACAGAGTAGGATTGCCGCGACCATCGTAGTAGAACCCAATGGAGGTCCTGGCGCTGTTGACTGCGACAGCAGGGGAGGGCAGTGTGACCGTGGTGGTACTGGCTGCAGCGGCCTTGATCACGATCTGCCATGCGGTGCCTGCAGCAGCCTTCGTGAAATACACACCGTCGGTAGTGGAGGCGATCGTGCCCTTGATAACCCCGACTACATAGTTCGGAGCCGACGTATCGGCCGGAAGGACCAGACCAGCCTCGAACCTTGCCTGGATCTCACCAACCTTCCCGGTCAGTTCAATCAGG